CATATCATATAGTTGTACGTATTCGTAGCATTTAACATAGCTATCAAATTGAGGTTTACTAAATAAATACAATGGTCTATCTATTTCTAGCGTTGATACCACAGCAAATGTAACTACAAGAAAAAATGTATTCATTATTTTACTCCTAAAATTTCTTTTGTCATAATGTAATCTCTTAAAAAATCAGATCTTACAATGTCGTCCCAACCAAATGTTATAACACTAAAATTCTTAAGGCGTTCTACAATTCTTAAAAACCTTTGGATACCATCTCGTTCATGAGCATCTTTAAAATCAGATTGATGATAATCACCTGAAAAAATAACTCTGCAATCTTGTCCTATTCGCGTAATAACTGAGTCGAGTTCATGAAAGTTAAGATTTTGCATTTCATCAACAATTACAATAGCATTGTTTATTGTTATTCCACGAATAAATGAAGTTGTTGTAAACTCTAATTGATTATTGTGTGTAAGCTTGTTATAAGCTGCAGTATCATAATCAAATAATTCTAAACAAATAGATTTGTATGGAGCTTCAAAAGGTTCTGATTTCTCAATTAAAGTTCCAGGTAAATAACCCATATCTCTTGTAGGAACTACTGACCTAACGATTACTACTCTATGAAATTCAGTTCCTTGTTGTAAAACTGTATTTAATGCTAAGTTTAACGCAATAAAAGTTTTACCAGTACCAGCGCTTCCAGCTAGTACTAAATGATCTCCATCTTTCCAAGCATCGAATGCTTTAACTTGATTTGTAGTAATAGGATCTATATTAATCATATTTTCGTGTTTAACATTTTTTATTGCGTTTTTACTCATAACTTAATCTTGTTGTTTCTTCCAGAATTGTCTTTAATACGTTTTAAATTGTCTTTCCAACCATTATCAGTTTTTGACAATAAGCTCCCTTGTCCTGTAACAATACCAGGAAACTTTAAAACTTTTATACAATTGTGTTTAATTAAATAATCTTGTAGCTCATCAGAGCTACATTGTATTTCGTATTCTTCCCCTTCATCGAGAGGTTTTATTGTGTACCTAGGCACCTTGATATCCTTCCCACCAGTCAGGAGCAGATCGACCCCAGTCCCACTTAGCAAATGGTTTAGCTTTATGATAATAATTTCTATATGCTGCAACAGCATCGCCTTCAACAATACATTCAGGATATGCTTTCATTGCTTGAGCAAATTCAGTAAGACCTATATGAGGTATGTTTTCAGGTGTTGCACCTAGAATAATACCTAGTTTTTCAAATGTTGCATGTGTTTTTTTCCTACGATATTCAAATTCCTTAGATAGTGATACAAAATGGTGATAATGCCAATTGTAATTTTGTTTACTTTGCATTGTCCACACAGTACATGGATGATGTTTATGTACAGCTGAATAATACATATCATCACGTATATCTCCAAAAGAATAGTATGTTTGGATAGTTTTACCTGACCTAGATCTACGCTTTTCTGGTTTTCCATCTAGCATTCGATGTGCAGTACTGAGCATTTGCGCTGATTCTACAATCATTTTAGGAATATGCTTATCACACATCATTACAGCTGCTTTAGATGGATCTCTATCTAGTATAAAAATATTCATTCATTTCACCTTTTAAATTATAATATAGTAATAATATCATACTTTTTATTTTTTGTAAACAGTTATTTTTTCTGTTAAGTAGAAAAACTAATGCTTGGCTCCTTTATCAACTTGATTTTTTCATCTATAAAAATACGTTTCTCGATTATTTTTTTCATTTGTGTTAATTTACCTTTTTTTTTAAGTTTTAACGCATAATATTCTAACTCGTTAGAGTCTTTTCGTAATCGTTCAAGTTGTGCTAGTACCATGTTTCTGCCTTTCTCGCGATTGTAGATTTAATCTTTCAATAATTTAGGGAAAGCCTCCTCTACAACTGGTTTTGATAAACCATGAAATTTTTCTTTGTTAATCATCGATATGACTAGCTTCGCATCTTCTGGATGAACACCTTCTAAAATGCCCATAAAAATAGCTTCTCTTTTAAATTTAGGCAACTTATCACCAGGACCACCTTTCATAAGATATTTAAACATCCTATGTTCTCGAGTTAAATTAGATGCGTGGTTATGTGATGCTGCTGGATTATAAGGAGGAGTTCCATCTGGAATATTCCATGTAAGAGTAGAATCCATCGAACCTCTTATGATATCTTTTAATGCCCAAGTCTCGTTCTCTTTTAAGACTTTAACTTTATCATCTCTATTGCGTTGCTTTGCCATTTCTTCTAGGACTTCAAACACATATTGTTTCATTAAATAAACTCCTGTACACTTTCAATCAAATTATTACACCTTTTAGCAATTAAATAAGGAAATACTTTACTTTTATTGCTAGAAGGATCTTGTCCAATAAATGTATTTATAATCGTATTTTTCAGAGCCTGTGGTGTTTCGCTTAAGTCGATTAAACTTTTATTTCGTAAATAATTCCTATACCATGATGCTGCGTAAAGCAATTCACCTTCTTCAACATCTTCAATAATAGCATCAACTTTCTTTTGAGTCATAGGCGTTTGTCTAAAGCCTTGTACGAATACATCATCATTAGATAATATATTAGGTACACCATCACCTTTATCACCTCTTATAATATGATTTTGTAAATAATATCTAGCATTCTTTTCTACGATTTCTTTCTTTAAGATAGGAGACCATTGCCTAACTGTAGGATATTTTTGTAATTGTACAAAATCACGATCAGATGATACTATCATAACCTTTTCGGGATTAAAATCTACATCGCATTGTAATTTAACTAATGAACCTATTACGTCATCAGCTTCACAACTGTCTATCTTAATAACTTTATAAGGAAAGTTTTCAGCTATTTCTTCTTGAACTAAATTTAATATACGAAATGCTTCATTCCAATTGAATGTAGAATCTTTTCTATCCTTTTTACGATTTGCTTTATAATGGACAAATTCTTGTTTTCTCCAGTTATTTGAAGCGTCAACCGCAATTACCATTTCGCCAAATTCTTGTTTGTATCGAGTACGATACATTCTTAATGAATTAAGAATCATATGACGAATCATTTGTTCATCATATGTTTTGTTGATGATAATGCTCGCTAAAGCAATACCACTATAATCAACTATTATCATTATCCAATTCTCCTATCATTATAATAATCATAAGTCCTTCTATAAATGTAGACATCCCATAGTGTAGCATTTTTAATACCACCTACACAATCACCAAAGAACGTAAATCCTTTTGTTGGCTTTCTACCTTTCTTTTCAACTCTAAACTTCATTTTAGGTGAGTTGCATGAACGAGCAACTGCTTTAACCATTTCGTATTCTTTCATATCTTGTGGATTAGCAGGATCAAATCTACCAACGTATGCTGATGAACGATTGTGTTTTCCAAGTATAATTCCCATAATGTATTTCCTCTTTATTTATTTTATAGATCTATTATATACTAGTTTTAAGCAAAAGTAAAGGACTAAATACAATTAATTTAATTTAATTTTCTTCTACACATGGGCAATTATATATTCGTATTTTATAGATAGTCATCTTTCAGATGTTGCTCCTTTTTCCATACCACTAAAGAATGGACGAGCTCTCAACTTAGCATATGCCCATCCTCCATCATATGCAGTTTTGATACCAAACCCACATTTGACTTTATAGATCTTATCACCATTTCCATCATATTCCCATAATCTGCTATCAGGATCTAATTCATTAATATCTATTTTTCCAGGACCATCTGGATATTTAGTTGCATAAGCTTCTTCAAAATCTTCTTCGTGAATGTATTGTTCACAGTTAGTCCAAACTCTTTTAGTATAACTTACGTATATACTTATGATAGCCTGATCATCCCATTCGCCCGGAATGAGATGGCCTTTCACAACCCAAAACAATCTATTAGCTTCTTTGTGTTCCACATTTGTTAATTTGCTCTTTTCGCGAAATGTGTTTTTAATCCACTCAGGGTCTTTTCTCATTTTCCATAAAATCCAGTCATAAAATCTTGCTGGTTCTTCTTCTTCAACTTCATCATATAATCTTTGCCATTCTTTTGTATTATCATTCATGTATAAAATCCTTTATCATTGGGAATATTTTAGTAATTGCATATCCGCATGCTCTAGCAACTTCCATACATTCTTTTTGAGTTCCATTAGATGATCTTAATTCAATAAAATGAATCCATGATCGTATAGTACCATTGACATATAATCTAGATTCAGTTAAACCTTCAGGCAAAACTTTCCTTGCAAGTTCTTTAGCTAATCCATTTTCAATTGCCCATTTATATGCATTCCGTGAAGCTATTATGACTTCGGTTTGTTGTTGTATCCATTCATGAGTTAATTTGCTTCTTTCACTTGAATCCGCAATTTCAATACTGTTTTGTCTATTTGAAGTATCTTGTAATCTGCATTCTGTAGTAATAGACATATTAAGTTCATCTAAAGGATTAGCATATCTTTGACTAAACTCTTGAAAAGAAAAGCTCCTATGTCTTAGTATTTGACGTGCAATATCACGAGTAGTTGTTATTTCTAAGCAAGCACTAACCATTTCGAAAGGAGACCAATGCTTGTGTTTTATAAGATAACCTAATAACTTATCAGTTGTTTTTGTATTATTTTGTCCAGAAGGATTTGATACACGAGCACAATATGCAATAAGATCTTGAATAGAGGACGTGTCAGTTTCAATTCCTGATGAGTGACTGTGTAATTTTACTTCCATTATAGTTTAAAATCCTTAAATCTTTCACCAGTTGGGGTTTTATCAAATACTGGTGTATCATCTGTTAATGTTTGTTGGTTTTCTTCTACATCATATAATCGCATTCTACTTCTATCGACTCCGATTACAAATCTTTTATGGTGAGTTGG